GTACTCTATTTGGTCGTATTCGTGTTTATATCGATCCTTACTTTACTATTGGTTCTGCTAACGAATTTGCTGTAGTTGGTTATAAAGGTACTACATACGATTCCGGTATGTTCTATTGTCCTTATGTACCACTACAAATGGTTCGTGCTGTTGATACTAATACGTTCCAACCCAAAATCGGATTCAAGACTCGTTATGGTTTAGTTGCTAATCCTTTTGCTGGTGGTACTGATAAAGGTAGTGGTACTCTTGGTTCTGCTAGTAACAACTATTATCGTGGTTTCATGGTATCTAACCTTATGTAATATGGTTGTGTTATAATAATAATAAAATATTATTAGGAAAGGGTATTATGTGGTATAATATCAATTCCCATTGTATTGGAGATTTAATATGCATACAGAACCACAAATATGCCCTTGCGGAAATATTACTCATTTAAATAAAAAAAATAACAAATACGGATATACTACATATTGTTCTGATAAATGTTCTAAATTATATAGAACTAATAATAAATCTTATAATAAAATAATGTCTGATTATGATTGGTTATATAATAATAGAATTATATTAAAAAAATCTAAAGATCAAATTGCAGAAGAATTAAATTGTTCCTATACAGTGGTTAATAAATGGTTAAAATTTCATAATATTCCTAATATAAAATATAATGAATCAAATGCTATTATAAAAGAAAAAATTAATAATAAAGATTTATTATATGATCTTCATGTTAATAATAAAAAAACTTGTACTGAAATTGCAATTGAATTAGGTTCTTCTAAATCAACAATATCAATAGCATTAAATAATCATAGTATACCAATTAATAATTGTAATGATTATCCTAGAAAAATTAATAAAACATCTATTGAATGTACTGAAGTAATAAATTATATTAAATCTGTATATGATGATGATATACAAACAGAAGTACATGGTATACTAAAAAATGGATTAAGTTTAGATATTTTAATTCCTAAATATAAATTAGCTATTGAATACAATGGTTTATATTCACATATATATAGACCATACAATAATACTTTTGCTACTATAAAGGGTAGAGATTATCATATTACTAAAACAAATTTATGTGAAAATAATGATATACAATTATTACATATATTTTCATCATCCTGGAAAAATAAGACTGATATTTGGAAATCCATTATTTTACATAAATTGCATAAAACAGAAAATAAAATATATGCTCGTAATTGTACTATAAAAGAAATTGACACATATACTAAACAAATATTTTTAGATAATAATCATTTACAGGGTAAAGATAAAAGTAATATAAAATTAGGGTTATATTATAATAATGAATTGGTATCGGTAATGACATTTATAAAATCAAGATATAATAATAAATATGATTGGGAATTATCAAGATATGCTAATAAAACTTATACTAATGTAATTGGTGGGTTTAGTAAGTTATTAAAATATTTCAGATCAAATAATAGTGGTTCAATAATATCATATGCTGATAGAACTTATTCTAATGGATTAGTATATAAAAATAATGGATTTGAACAATTATGGATAAATACTCCTGGATATTATTATGTTAATAATAGATATGATAATTTAATTAATAGAAGAAGTTTACAGAAAAAAGAATTATTAAAATATTATAATAATCCAGTATTAACTGAATATGAATTAGCCATTAAGTTAGGATATAATAAAATTTATGATTGTGGTACTATAGCATTTGGATTAAAATAGAATATATAAATAGTATAATAACAAAAGGAAAATCATATGGCTGTTGCTGCTGCTTTAAATTGTGAGACTATTAATCCGAATTTATTAAATACTGCTAAATATAGATTAAATTTCAGTAGATTACCTAATACTGTATATTTTTGTCAATCTATTAATATTCCTGGTGCATCTTTTTCTGAAGTAATGCACAATACGCCATTTATTGATTTATGGGTACCAGGTGATAAATTAATTCTTGATCCGCTTATTGTTACTTTTTTAATTGATGAAGATTTAACAACATGGCGGGAGCTATATGATTGGATGAGAGGAATGACATTTCCTACTAATTTTTCTGAATATCGTAATCTTGATAAATTAAACAAGTATAGTCGTGCATTAAGCACTGGTAAACCACAATATGCAGATTGTAATGTTACATTATTAAATGCTAGTAATGTTAATAATGTAGTATTTAAATTTTATGATGTATTTCCAACTGCGCTTTCACCATTTCCATTAAATTCAACAGATGGGCCAGACACAATTTTAACTGGTGATGTTACATTAAGATATAATTGGTTTGATATTGAATTTGTTGGTTAATATATATTTACTTTTGATATAAAATATGATATACTTTTAGTATCATATTTCGTGAGGTATGTTATGACTAAAATTGATGAATTATTAAATGAATGGGAAATTGATTCTAAAATTGATGCAATACATCCAGATGATGAATTATTAAAAATCCCTCGATTACATTCTAAATATTTACAGATACTATCAAAGAATAAATTATTATTAAAAGAATATGAAATAAAGCAATCCAAAATGTGTTTATTAAGATTTGAATATTATCAAGGAACTATTAGTATTGATAATTTAAAGAAATATAATTGGAATCCATTTCCGATGATATTAATAAAATCTGAAATATCAAAATATTTAGATGCTGATGATGAATTAATTAAGATCATTGTTAATAAAAAGGTAATAGAAGAATTGATTTATATTTGTGAAAGTATTTTAAAAGAATTATCTGCTAGAACATTTCAATTAAGGGATGTAATATCATATCGTAAATTTATTAGTGGCATGTAATGACTGATATAAAAATACATAAAGTAAATGAAACTAATATATATCTTGAATGTGATCAAGATATTGCCATGGAGTTACATGAATATTTTTCATTTTATGCCAAAAATTATATGTTTCATCCAAAATTTAAAGCTAAAGTTTGGAATGGAAAAATTTATTTATTTGATATTAGGATGCATACTACCTATCTAGGATTAATACCAAAAGTAGTAGATTTCTGTAGAGAACGTAATTATTCTTTTACTATTGATGATGAATTATTAGTACAACAAAAAATATCAATATCAGAATTATTGAAATTTGTTAATTCATTAGATTTACCATTAGAACCAAGAGATTATCAATTAGATGCTTTTGTACAAGCTATTAATAATAAACGATTAGTAATAGTTTCAGCAACAGGTAGTGGTAAATCTTTTATTATTTATTTAATAATAAGATGGTTACAACAATCTGATTTAATAGAACGTGGATTATTAGTTGTTCCTAATATTAATTTAGTAGAACAGATGTATAA